AGCCACATAGTCGCCTCATGCCGTTGCAGCGTTGGGAGCGGGTCTACGTCGTGCGTCGCTGGTGCGATCGCTTCGCGCTGTATTTTGAGTGGGGCGGTCTGCCGGGCGGCATCGGCTCACTCATCGGCACGTTGATGGGCGTGTGCTTGTGGCCCGATCAGCGCATGACCTGGCTCGCCATCGCGCAGACCGTGCTGGCGGCGTCCTGGGTCGCCATCGGCGTTTGGCGGCCGATGCACAAACGGTTCGGTTTTCAGCGCAACACACGCTGGATCGCTCCTCGATCGTCAGGAAGAACCTGACAGAGGAACGATCCGATACCGGTGTGCTAAAGTGTAACTCCGCTGCCGGCGTGTGAGGCGTCGGCGTTGCGAGGCGTCGGGGCGGGGTTGCGTCGCTAGTGTGCTCCCCGTCCCGCGCTGCATATTAGTCCTGTCTGCGCTCACGCACGCGACAGCCTGGAAGGCTCGTCGGTCAATCAATCGTGCGAAAGGTGCGGCCCCGGCCGTTCGTGGGGCCGTCGCAGCGTGGCGCAGACAAGCCGATCAGATCAGGCGCCCCAGGCGTTCGAAGATGGCATTGAGCGCACCCAACGCCTTGTCCTGATCATTCAGATGGGCGTCGAGCTGCGGGATCAGCCCGCACGGCATCGGCGCCAGACCCGCCTTTTGTTCCTCCAGCCCCATGCCTGTCAGGCGTGCGACCATCTGCTCGCCCAGCGCGACGATGCGATAGGTTTCCTCGGCTTGATGCCGCGCCCGGTTCACCGCCGACTCAAGCTGCGTCGCCTCGGCCTCGGTCGAGCCGCGCAATTCCCCGGCGTATCTCTCGGCAACCACATGGCCCGGCTGGGCATAGGTGCTTTGCATGGGCCGCTCCTTATGCCGGGTCGGGCTCGGGGTCGCTCTCGGCAGCAGGATCGGCGTCCTCGGGGACGGGCTCGTTCGCAGCGCTGCCGTCGTCTGGGTCAGGAGCAGGCGGATCATCAGCCGCCGGCTCCGGCATCGGGTCATTCGCTGGATCTTGGTTCAGGGGATCATCGCTCATGGTGGGCTCCTTCGGGTTGCAGGCACGTCACGCAATCGAGCTGAGCGGGGGCAATGTGGTTTTGCCCGCCCGCGGCGCTTTCTCAGGGCTCTTGGGTTTGCCGGAATGAATGATCGGTGACGGGCGGCCCTCAATCACCTTGCGCTTGATCAGGCGTTGCAGCTTGCCATTGGCGGCGCTCTTGCTGACGCCCAGACGGCGGGCGATCTCGGCCACCGACAGCCCGTCATTCCAATGCGCGATCAAACGCCGCACGCGATCGCTCGGCCATGCGGGCGTATCGGCGTCGGGCACCCATTGCCGCATGGTCAGAAACCCTTGTTGTCCCCGAGCGCGATCGCGATCCCGTATGTGAACGTATCGAGCAGATCGTCCTCATGGGCATCGACGCCGACGCGGTAGCCGACGACCTGGCTGAGCAGGTGGTTGCGGGTGACCTCCTTGTATTGGATCACCCGATTGTAGGCCTCGGCGCTCATCTTCACGCTGCCACGGTGCACATAGCCCGAGACGCTGATCGCGCGAGCATCCTTGCCCAGGTCGGTCAATTTGCTGGCGATCGGGGTGGCCTTCCAGCCACGGCGTTTGGCCTGTTGCAGCAGGATCGTCCCGCTGACCTTGTCCTCGATGAAGGTGCCGAGGGAGCCGAAGCGGGCGCGTGTGGCCTTGGCCAATTCGTCGAGCCGCTGATAGACGGTCGGCAGCCACGTCTCCAACATCGCGCCTTCGACCTGGATCACGTCATAGTCGAGGATCACCAGCGGGATGCCGAAGTGCTTCGACAGCGCCCAATACGTCACCGCGGTGCCGTCGTGCTTGGCGCCGTCCTTGATCGCGGTATCGATCGTGGCAAAGACGCCATCGCATATCTGCGGCCACAGGACCGGGTTGCCGTCCTCGTTGAGCAGCGAGAGCTGGCTGAAAAAGGCTTGGCCGGAGAAGTCGACGAACTCGGCCAGATATTCCTGCTGGAAGACCAGCGGGTGCGTCATGGCCTGGAGCTCGATCAGCTCTTCCTCGGGCATGAACGGGTTGGCCCTGGTGGGCGCGTGATAGTTGGTAAACCCGAGCTTGGCGTCATTGCATATCTGGTAGAACCAATTCTCGGCATCGATGCCGTTGGTGTTGCTCAGCGCCAATGCGCCGCCGCGATAATCGACCAGCGTGGGCCGGATCGATTTGCGCCAGATGTCCTTCATCGTGGGCTTGGTGAACGCGGCCTCGTCGAGGATGACCTTGTGATAGCGCCGCGAGCGGCCGGCATTGGGATTATCGAGCGACCAGAAATCGATGCGCCCGCCCGTGGTGGTGCGGATCAGCCCGTCATTGCGTGAGGCGCGCCGCAGCACCGGGGCGAGCATCTCGGCCAGGTCGTTGAAGGCCTCGGCCTGGAACTTGTACTCGGGGGCGAACCACCCGACGAACTCGCCGCGGATCGCGCTGTCAGCGGCGACCAGCTCACCGAGCTTGGTCTTGCCCCAGCGTCGGCCGCAGCGGATGGCCTTGAAGCGCCCCTCGCCCAGATAGACCCGGGCCTGATCCTCATGCAGCACCGGCAGCGCCAGCCGCATGGTCGGGCCGCCATTCTCGCCGACACCGCGCGGCTTGTAGCCGGTCGCGCGGGTCGCATCGAGCTTAATGACCTGACGTCTGACCGTTGCCCGCATGGCCGTTGCCCTTTCCGTTGGTGGGCGCCGGCGTTTCGTCCTCGTCGTCCGCGTCTGCCTCAGCGCTGCGATAGGCCATGGGCGGCAGTCCGCCTTCGATGATGATGGTGGTGGCCCCGGTGTTCGGCATCTCGCCGTCGATGCCCTGGGTGAGCTTCCATTCGGGCCCGCCATAGAGGCTGAGCCAATACTTCTGCGCGCCGAAATTGCCGCCGAGCGCGTTCTTCACCACGGCCGCGATCATCGCCGCCTTGAGCTGCAGCACGGCGCCGTCGAGTTCCTTGCGGAAGACCTTGCGCAGCGTCTTGACGCTCACGCCGTCGGCGATGCCGTCGTTGTCGGTATCGATGTTGGCGGCGATCGTCTTGTGCGGGATGCCATGGGCGTGCAGCACCTGGACGAGCCAGCGGGTCTCGCGGTTCGGCACGAAACCGGTCCCGACAGGCCGCCCGCGTCGTCGCCGTGGGGGTTCGTCTGACATGAATTAATTGCCGTAGTCTTTATAGGCGGGGAACGGAATTCAGTCGTAATCGGGAACGAAGAGGCCGGGCATTCCCCGACACGCGCGAAAGCGCCGGGGGCGCACATTGGCGAGCACGAAGCCATACGGGCCTTCGAACCACGGCGAGCCGTTGCGCCGATCGATCACATCGATGATCTCGGCCTCGCCCACGATGCCGCCGCGACGGAACGAGGCATAGGGCGGTGGCTCGATCTCCCACGGCCAGTTCTGATACTCGCCGGCGTAGCGCAGCGACGCATGGATGAGCACGCGGCCGCGATGACGGGTGCGCCAGGTGCGGTTCTCGATGTCTTTGCCGGCGTTGAGGATCAGCCATGCATAAGGCTGGCGGATCGAAAGGGCGACGAGCGGTTTCATGTGATCAGGGCCTCGGCCTGGGCGCGATCGGGCCATGCCGGCCCGCAATAGGCGAACATCGCGCAGGGGCGCCCGCCGAAGACCAGCCCATTGGCTGAGACCTGGCCCGATTTGCGCGATGAGGTCTGCATGCCGGGCTTGCGTTCCATGTCCCAGACCGGTGAGCGGTTGAACGAGCGGATCAGCGACGGATGCGCCGGGTAGGCGTGATAGCGCCGGCCGATCGCCTTGTAGGCGGCGGCCACGCGGTCAGCCAAGGCGAAGGCGAGGCCGAGCCCCTGGAAGTCGGGCAGCGTGACCAGCCGGCTCATGCCGTAGATGTTCCCGGCCGAGGCGTGCGGACGGAAGATCACCGCCGCGCAGGCTGCGGGCTCGCCGTTGACGCTGAGCACGTAGACGTGGGCGTTGCGATGCAGATCCGCGGTCAGATAGTGAAATCGAGCGAAGGCGTTCCAGGTATCGTGTGGAACACGGCTGATCGTGCAGGCGAGCGGCGGTCGTCGTTGAACCGACCTCCATCTGAATGACATGGTTGCCGGCTCGAGGATCCAATCGGGCTGCAACCATTCTTCCAGATCGTAGTGGCACGTCGCGGCCACGAATTGCCGGCCATGACGGCGGATATACGTCTGCACCGCGTGCGCGCCGATCTGGACGACCTGCCGCTCGACCACCGCGGT